ATGCGGCAGGCATGGTGCATGAAGCAACCACCACCGCAAGCAAGTTTAGTGGCCCAGCAGGCCCAGAGATCGACACATTCACCTACGAACTCACGATGGTGAGGAAAGAGAAGATTGCCAGCGGCAAGGCTACTTTGTTGGCGACCATCAAATACAAGTGTCCTGAAGGGGAGCGCGTTGTGCAATATCCCCGTCATACAAATCTAAGTTTTGAATTAAAAGGGTGACCATGATTCCAATAGTCGCATCCCTCCTTGGTACATTGGCTCAGAACGGTCTGGGCCTTTTGTCTTCTGCGATCCAAGCAAAGGGCAAAGAAGTCGTCGAGAAGACTCTTGGCGTCAAGATTTCCGATAACCCCTCCGACGCTGAAGTATCTAAACTTCGCCAACTCCAATACGACCACGAGGAGCGCCTGCTTGAGTTGGGCATCGAGAAGGCCCGCATTGAACAAGAAGAGTTGGCGGCACTGCTTAAAGCGCAGGCAAACCAAGAAGACAATGTGTCCAAGCGTTGGCAGGCTGATATGGCCTCTGACTCGTGGCTGTCGAAGAATATCCGCCCCGGCACCCTGATCTACATCCTGACCGCTTATTTGCTGTTTGCTGGCCTAAGTGCCGCAGGCATTGAGGTGAACGAGGCATATGTTGCCTTGCTCGGCCAATGGGGTATGTTGGTGATGACCGCCTACTTTGGTGGCCGCACCGTCGAGAAGGTCATGGAAATGCGCAAAAAGGACAAAGAATGAGCCTGAGTGACGAACAAGCCGCATTCCTTCTGGATGCTTGCAAACTAATCGTATATGCCACTGGCCTTGGTTTTAAGGTCACTGGTGGGGAGTTGGCCCGCACACCTGAACAGCAAGCCCTTCATGTCAAGGCTGGTCGCTCCAAGACCATGAACTCCATCCACCTCAAGAGGTGCGCTATTGACTTGAACTTTTTCAAGGATGGGCAGATAATCTGGAACAAGGAAACCCTTGCTCCGCTGGGCGCGTATTGGGAGAATATGCACCCCAAAAACCGCTGGGGTGGTAATTTCAAATCGCTGGTAGATTGCCCGCATTTTGAGCGCAATGTCGGATAAGGAGAAAAAATGACGACCGCATCGGTAATGACATACGACTCCTTGGTCGAGAACATCCAGTCTTATCTGGAGCGTACCGACACCGCTACCCTTGAGAAAATCCCTCTTTTCATCATGCTGGCCGAGCAGATCATTGCCAGCCAGATCAAGTTTTTGGGTAACCTGACGGTCAGCACTAGCACGATGACGGCCACTCAGGCGGTCATTGACAAGCCTGCCCGTTGGCACAAAACCGTTTCAATGAATGTGGTGGTGGCTGGTAGCCGCACCCCTGTCTTGCTTCGCAAGTATGAGTACCTGCGTGAGTATTGGCCTGATGCCACAGAGACAGGCGTGCCCGCATATTACGGCGACTACGACTACACACACTGGCTGGTGGTTCCTACGCCTGCCGCCGCTTACACCTTTGAGGTGTTGTACTACGAGCGGATTCAACCGCTCGATTCTTCCAACCAAACAAATTGGTTCACCATCTACGCCCCGCAGGCATTGCTGTATGGCGCTCTTTTGCAGTCTATGCCGTTCCTCAAGAACGACGAGCGGATGCCCATGTGGCAAGCAAATTACGACCAGATCATGCAGACCCTCAAGCAAGAGGATGTCCAGCGTATTGGTGACCGTCAAGCCGCAGTATTGGATACCTGATCATGTCATATAACAGCCCCTTCACAGGTAATGTCATCCAGCCAACGGATGTCTCTTATCGCCGAATTACTCTGACCGCTGACTTACAGTTGGAGTGGCCTATCAACGGGACTTCGACTGATGATGCCGCCGCTCGAATCATGGAGGTGTCAACTGCATCTACTGCAAACGAGTTGTGGATGCCGCCAGCCAATCAGGCTTCTGTCGGCCAAGATGCGTTGATCCGAAATGTGGGCGCTGTTGCTTTGCTGGTCAAGGACTACACTGGCCTCAACACCATTGTGTCTATAGCCGCTGGCGAAGCCCAGTACATCTACATCACGGCCAATCCAACCACAGCAGGCACTTGGGGAATCATTGCCTATGGTATTGGCTCTTCTGGTGCTGATGCGGCCACGCTGGCTGGATACGGCTTGCTGGCGATTGGTCAGACGCTGAACCAGTCCCAGCCTGTCACCACCTTTTCTAGCGATTACACGGCACTGACAACAGACCGCTCTAACACTTATGTGTGGACGGGTGGTGCTGGTACTTTGACGCTATCAGCCGCGTCTACCCTTGGCGATAACTGGTTCATGTTCTTGCGCAACAATGGAACTGGTGCCTTGACTGTTGCTGGAACTGGCGGAAACACCATCAACGGTTCTGCTTCGTTAATTTTTCAGCCTGCTGATTCTGCAATTATTGTGTGCAGTGGCTCAACCTTCTACACCGTTGGCCTTGGCAAATCAACTCAGTTTGCTTTTACTCAGTTGACCAAGAGTGTCACTACTGGCAGTTACACATTGACTTCTGCGGAAGCGTCTAATGTGATTCAGAAGTACACAGGAACCCTGACAGGCAATGTGACCATCATTGTTCCTCAGACGGTGCAGGTTTACTACATCCAGAACGCAACGACTGCTGGTGGGTTTACCTTAACGATCAGCACAGGCGTGGGTGGTGCGTCTACGGCCACGATTGCCGCAGGTAATCAAGCCACGCTGATTTGCGACTCGGTGAACTTGTTGAACGCCAACACCGTACTGGCTGGTTCTTCGGCCATCAGTTTGCTCAACGGTACGGTTTCTAACCCTTCGTTGAACTTTGCGTCTGAGCCAACGACTGGTATTTATCGCGCCGCCTCTGGTGAGTTTAACCATGCAATTCTTGGCGTGTTGCGCTCCACCTTGTCGGCATCTGGCTTGGCAATTGTTGGCACGGGTAACTTTACGGGTGGCGTTTCAGGCGGAGTATTCACTTGACCAAAAAAGTTCTTACGATTGACACCCTTGCTGGACTTCAGAGGGATGGCACTATTTTTGACTTGAACTTTTATACCGCTGGTAAATGGGTTCGGTTTCAGCGTAACCGACCCCGCAAGATAGGTGGCTACCGCGCCATCACAAATGATGTGTTTGGTTACTCTCGCGGCATTTATGTCAACTCTGTAGACGGCATTAACCAAATTTTCAATGGCTACAACAACGGCTTTGAAGTTGTAAACATTGACAACGCTGGCGTGGGCGCGGGAGTTAATGAGTTCACATTCACTGGTCTGATCCTTACGACCAACACATTGGTTGGCGGTACGCTGTACACAAACGGCACATACACAAATGTGACCTTGACTGGCGGCTCTGGTTCTGGGGCCAAGGCCACCATCGTGGTGTCTGGCGGTTCTGTGACCACAGTGACCATTACGACTGCTGGCAATGGGTATGTTGTTGGCAACACCTTGAGCGCAACAGCCGCAAGCATTGGCGGGACTGGTAGCGGTTTTTCTGTCAAGGTTGCCACAATCAACAGCGGCTTTACACCAAGCGACTTGAACCTGTGGCAGATTGATTCATCTTTTGATGCTCAAGGCTCTGGCAATCAGTTGTTGCTGGCGCACCCCGGGCAGAACTTGGCGCAGATTGACCAAACAGTTAATACCCCTGTGCTGGCTGGAAATATCAACGGAACGGTTCTTTCCCCATTGACGGACACATCTGGCACAACCCCAACAGGCGACATCATTGAGGTTGCGGGCGGTGTGGTTGTCTTGCACCCGTATGTGTTCGTGTATGGAGACAACGGCCTGATTAAGAACTCTGTTGCTGGCAATCCATTTGATTGGAACGGCCCAGACGCAAACGAGGTCAATGTGGCCTCCACCAAGATCGTCAAGGGCTTGCCAGTGCGAGGCGGCTCTAACGCGCCTTCTGGATTGTTCTGGGCGCTTGATTCTTTGATTCGAGTTTCATACACCCCAACAACAGTGACGGTCGCTGGAACGCCCCAGACCTTCTTCTGGCGCTATGACATCATTTCTTCGCAGTCTTCGATTTTGTCGAGCCAGTCTGTGATTGAGTACGACGGCATCTACTACTGGTGTGGCGTTGACCGCTTCCTGCTTTACAACGGTGTGGTGAAAGAGATTCCAAACACCTTCAACCAGAACTACTTTTTTGACAATCTGAACTATGCACAGCGTCAAAAGGTCTGGGCAACCAAGGTTCCTCGCTACGGTGAAATCTGGTGGTTCTATCCTTCTGGCGATTCAGAAGAGTGCAACAACGCGGTCATCTACAACATCCGCGAGAACTGCTGGTACGACGCTGGGTTCTCTGATGGCGCAACCCGCACCGCTGGCTACTTCTCTCAGGTGTTCAAATACCCAATCAATGCAGGCGCAACTTTAAGCACGGTTGAGGAAGTTTTTTCATCCTCCATTACAACGATCAACACAAACGCAAACATTGAAGTTCCGCAGACAAACCAAATTGCGGTTGGACAGTTGGTGATCGCCGCAGGCATTCCAGCAAATTCGATCATCACGGCAATCGTTCCTAGTGCTACGGCTGGATTCTTTACGGTTACGCTGACCAACCCAGCAAGTGCATCTGCAACCGTGACTGCATCATTCAATACAACGGCTGGTCGCGTAACGCTGTGGCAACATGAAATTGGCACTGACGAGATCAACAACACCAATGTAAACGCCATCGAGAGTTTTTTTGAGACCTCTGACCTTGGCTGGGTGCAGGGTGGCCCAGCGCAGACCTCCCCAGTGGGCGACAACTACTGGTTGCGCATTGAGCGGATTGAGCCTGACTTTATTCAGGAAGGTACGATGACTGTACAGGTTACAGGTCGCCCGTTTGCTCAATCGCAAGATGTGATCTCCGACCCGTTTGCCTTTGAGCCAACGACAGGCAAGATTGATATGCGTGAGCAACGCCGAGAGATACGGTTGCGGTTTACAAGCAATATTCAGGGTGGTGATTACCAGATGGGTAAGGTGCTATTAAACGCAACCGTCGGCGATACACGCCCATACGGAGGTTAAGATGGCTCTTGCGGTTGTCTATGATCCTCGGTTTCACACCTTTGAGTCGTGGGCGGCGCTGATGTGCGAGGCGTATGCGGGTCAGCAGTTGGTGATCCCTGACTCTCGAACAGATTGGTATCAGTGGGCGGCTGGGTTAAAGGCAATTGATGTCTTCACGAATGAGGGCATCCCCGGCCCCTATATCTATAACAACTGGCAGGATTGGGCGTCGGCTTTGGTTGGCGCTGTCAACCAGCCCACAGAAGGCCCAGACCAATGATAGAGTTCATCGAGATTTTCAACTATGTAGCAAAGGTCGCTCGACCCGCTCACGCCAAAGTTGCCATCGCAGACGCAATGGAAAATACTTTTCAGGAAATTGGGTTGGACAGTCTCGATGGTTTGGTTATGTTGATGTACTTCGACGACCTCTATGGAATTGAAGACGCAGTCAGCAAAGAGTGGACGCCAGCGTCTGTGCAAGAGTTGCACGACCTCGTGATGGCAAACAAAACCAAAGAACCTGCCTCAATGGAAGAAGTGGCCGAGGCTTGCAAATGATCTTTCTGACCCACTACCGCACCGCCTCCACAACCAATGTCGAGTTGTTTGACGACATCGTCTACCCCCAGAAGGTCAACTGGTTTCCTGAAACTTACAACCGAGCCAAGTCTGGCTTGGTCTACGTCCCCCATAAGTTGGCCGAGAAGGTGCTTGATCCTGAGTTGCTGACCTACCTGCGGGAGAACCCAGTAGGCAAGACGGCATTCATCTTGGCCGCAGGCAATGCGCACTTTGCTGGTATCGGCCAGCGTCCTTACGACTCGCGCCTGACTTACACCTACAAGTTCCTGCCGTTCACCCTGACTCAGGTCTACGCTGGCCGTATAGCCCAGTCCTGCGGTGACATGGATATGGTGACCACCGACTCCTCGGCCTGCGCTTCTAGCCTCAAGGTAATGATGGATGTGGTTAACCTGATCGACTTTTACGACTATGACCGCGTCATTGTGCTGACTGTGGAGGACGGTGTCTCAAACGCCGTGCTGGAGTTCTTTGGTGACTCCAAGGCGGTATTGACCGAAAAGCAGGAACAGGAAGGCATAAAGCCATCCGCTTTTGACTCGGTAAACGCTGGGTTTAGGGTTGGTCAGGGAGCCGCTTTTGCGGTGTTTGAGTCCGAGAGTGCCGTTTCCCGCCAGCGGGTTACCCCACACGCCGCCCTGATTGGTGCCTACAACGCGTCAGAACGCTCTACAAACGCGATTGGACAGTGTGAGGATGGTGAGGGCTTCAAAAAGGTTATTGAAGGCGTATTGCACTATTCCCATATTCGGGCAGATGAGATTAAAATCGTTAAAACCCACGGAACTGGAACAGCGTCCAACAACAAGGCCGAAAAGTGCGCCTTGAACCAAACGCTACAAGGATTCATCGCGACCTCGTATAAGCAGAAGATTGGTCATACGATGGGAAGCAGTGGACTCCTTGAAACTTTATTATTGTTGGGCGACATCAAGTCGGGATTTGTGCCAGCGATTGAGAACCGAACTGAAAGCGATTCGGTATTCCTTTCGGAATCGACAAGTCCCCCTGATGGTTTGATAATGAGTCTGGCGGCTGGGATGGGCAACATCTATTCCGCCGCAATATTTAAGGGGCTGTGATGCTGACCGATAGCAAAAAGAAAGAACTGAGTGTTGAGGCGGTCTTGCTGATTGCGGCACAGCAGACTAAGTCTAAGTATTCTGCGGAGCAGGTCTATGCATCTCTCGTAAAAGAGATGAACATGGAGGGCACAAGCACCTATCGCGAAGGCAATACTGTATTCCTTATGCATCACGCCAAGGGGCGTGTCGGTATCTTTCGCGCCCTGAACGCTGACACCGCCAGAAACTATTTGGACAACTCTTACCAATTTATTCAAGACGCATACAAGATGGGTTTTGATATTCTTGTCAGCGACTTTGAAGACCCGACGATTATGAACATTTTCAAGGGCATCTCAAGAAACCCTCCACAAGAGGGCATGGGCTATCGCGCCGAGAGAACCCAAAAAGGTTTTCGCGTGACGGTCAAGTTAGGGCCAGCGCGGCCCGATAAGGAATAAAAATGAGCGCAGTTGTTGAAGCAATTGGTGATGCAATCGGCGATGTATTTGAGGCTGTTGGCGATGTTGTAGAAAGCGTTGTTGATGTTGTCAGTGATGTCGTCGAGTTTGTCGGAGACACCGTTCAAGCAGTCCTTGACGACCCTTTGCCAATGCTTCTCCAGATTGCTGGTGCGGCAGTTGGCATCCCACCTTTTGTTACCTCTGGTTTTGTTACTGCGGCTCGTGGTGGCGACCTGATGGATGTGGTGTTGTCTGCTGGCACATCGTACCTTGCGCCTATGGTTGTTGGCCCTGTTGCGGGAACTGTCTCAGAGACTCTTCTTGATGCAGGGGTTAACGCCACGGTTTCTGACATTGTCTCTACTGGTATTGGTAAGGGACTTGTTGGCGGCGTGGTTGCAGAAATTAAAGGCGGCGATTTTGACGACGGCTTTGCTGGTGGTTTTGTTTCAACCGTTGTCAACAATGGCGTAACACAACTCACCAATTTTGTTTCTGACACTGTACTTAACACGGCCACTGTTGCGCTAGATTCTGTTGGGTCTACAGCAAACAGCACTTTTGTGGCGGCGTATGACGCTGGCTCATCTACCGACGGCGTGGACACAACGGTTGGTAGCACCTTCACTACTACTGTTTCTAGTTTTGACTCTGTTGACACAACTGACACAACCGATACATCGGGCACAACGATTACAACGGGTACAACTGACACATCAGGCACAACAGGAACTACTGGAAATACGGGCAATTTGGATTTAAGTACAGACAGCGGCTCTGGCATAGGAGCAGATGTTGTTTCTCAAGTTACTGTTTCCAATATTGGCGTTGACAACACAGGTGTTGACACCACATTTACTGGGACTACCGACACCACTGGTACTGTTGACACCACTGGCACAACGACCACAGGCACTACAGACACCACAGGCACAGTTGATACAGGCACCACTGGCACTGTGACTACTGATACTTCTGGTACAGGAACTACTGACACCTCTGGCACCACTGGTACGACAAATACTGCTGACACCTCTAGCGGAACCAGTATTTTTGACACAACCCTAAACAACACTGGCACAACAACTGGAACGACACTTACTGGCACAGGCGGCACAGACAGTGTTACTGATTCAGTCTTGAACAGCGGTAGCACAACAGGCTCAACAGTTATCGGTGATTCTGGTGGTTTGGATAGTGTTGCCGACATCATTGAAAGCCTTACCGCTGGTACTGGCGACACAACGCTTGACACGACGCTAGACTCAACAATTGACACAACACTTGACACAATAGGTGATACAGAACTTGATACGACAGACGATACAACTGTTGGCGGGCTAAGTACGCTGAACACTGATTCAACTGATGGATCAAATGTTGTTGCCATAGATACAGACACTGGCGATGTTGTTCTTGATGATACTGTTCTCAACAACAATGTTGTTGCCAGCGATGATGTTGTTGGCGGCTTGACCGCAGTATCAGGCGATCAGGGTACAGACACACTTGCAACTGTAGGCACAGACAAAGCAGGCAATGATGTTGTTGTTCGTGCTGGTGATACTGTTACTGATACAGGCGATACCTCTGGCACAACAGATACCGTTGGCGGTTTGACGCAAGTCCAGTCTGGTAACAACAACCTAAATGTAGACTCAGCCGCAGACGCTACAACAACAGGCGGCTTGAGCCAAGCCACTGGCGCAAAAGATGATGTCTTTGGCAAAATTGTAAAAGGCGCAGTAACGAAGGCCGTGACTGGTGCCCTTAAAAATCAAATCAAGGGCGGCATCAATAAAGCACTTGGCGTTAAGACCGCCAAAACGCCGTCAATTGGTAAAAAGTTGGTGGGTAATATTGCATCGCAATTTGGACAAAAAGTTGCGCCAAAAGCAATGGACATATCAAAATTGATTCGAGTTCCAAGCACAAAGAAAACGGCTCCGCTCAAAGCGAATGTGAGCAAGTTGACACCAGTCTCCAACATATCTGGGTTGTCAACTCTGATTAAAGGTAAAGGATAAGCATCATGGCAATTTTAGAAAAACGCAGAGCAGTTAATCAATTGCCACGGTTTCAAAGGTATCAGGACACCCGTGCTGGTGACCGTGCCGCCGCGTTGCGTGGTGAAACCCCAATTACTTCTGCGATTCGCCAACTGGCTGGCTCAAGTGGCTACGGCCCAATGGGTGAGTCCCAAGGCTTTAATCCAATGGGTGGCGGTGCTGGCCCGATGGGCGGCGCAGGAAAGGGCACAGTCGATAAATTTGGCAACATGGCAGGTCAGCCTAAGACTGCTGTTACATCGGCCTTAAAAGGCTCTACAGCCAACACAACATCCAAGATGCCCAACTTGTCTTCCAAGACTACGGGCACCACTGGCAAGACTTTGACTTCTACTGGCACTGGCGCGGCTAAGACTATTGGCGCAAAGACTCCTACAACTACTGGCACAAAAACAACTGGTTCTAATGTTGGCAGTAAATTGACCAGCGCATTGGCTGGTGCCGCTCTTGGCGCTGGAACCAAGTTGGCAATTGACAAGTTGACTGGTGCAAAAACTTCAAAGACTGTAGACACAACAAAAACGGACAAAAAAGGAGTTGTTGATACTGCAAAGAAAGTTGTAGATACTTCTAAGAAAGTTGTTGACACCACAAAAGCAGGAACAAAAGGCGTCGTTGATACTACAAAGGCTGGCACCAAGGGAGTTGTTGATACTGCCAAGAAGGTTGTTGACACTACGAAGGCAGGGACAAAAGGTGTTGTTGACACCACTAAGACGGGTACAAGGGGTGTTGTTGATACAACCAAGGCTGGCACAAAAGTAACCAGTCCTACATCTGTAATTAAGAAGACTGGCACCAATGTTGGTACGCCCCCATTTGTTCCTAAAGGTTCAACCGCCGCTACTAAAACAACTGGTTCAAAATCTACTGCTCCAGCAACAAAGGGAGCCGCAGGCGCTGTTGCAAAAACCGCCGCTCAAATCAAAGCAGAAAACCCTGAGTTGACAGAAGAAGAAGTTCAAGCAGAACTAGATCGAATCAAGTCAGAAGAGGAGTCCTTGGGCGTTCCAGAGGGTGCGGAAGATAATGGCGACGGCACTTACTCAGTCACTGAAGACGGCATGGTTACAACCTATGACGCCGATGGAAACATTGTTGGCATGGAGGCGGCTGAAGGCGAAACCGAAGGTGGTGAAGACGGCACAGAAGAGGACGGCACGACAACGCAAGTTTTGGATGACGGCACTGTCGTTACCCTTAATGCGGATGGCGAGATTGTTTCCTACACTGACACCGACGGTTCAACTTACGACGCAGACGGTAACGAAATAACCGAAGGCGGCGGAGATTTAGATGCTGGAGGTAACACCACTGAGACATTGGAAGACGGCACAGAAATTACATATGACGCAAGCGGTGATATTGTTTCCTACACCGATACAGATGGCGTTACATACGACGGCGACGGCGAGGTCATTGATGGATCAGACACGCTTGTAACTGGCGACGAAGAAACTGAAGAAGATGCATACGAAGGCTTGTACTCTGACGATGAAGGAAACTTGTACGACCCTGATGGAAATCTTGTGCAATATGCTGATGGCACAGAAGTTGGCGATGACTACTATGCTGAAGATGAAGTGGTGTACACCGACGAAGATGGCAACACCTATGACGCTGATGGCGAAATAATTGATTATGCGGATGGGTATGTTGCTGAAGATGAATACGATACAGAAGATGGATACACCGCTGAAGATGAATATTCTGCTGAAGACGAGTATTCCTATGATGACGAATACTCTTATGAGGATGACTACTCATACGACGACATTGATTACGGTGAGAAAAAGGGCGGCTTGATTCATATGCAAGAAGGCGGCGACACAGAAGGTGAAGAAGAAGATGGCGAACCAGTTGCAGAAGAAGAGAACGAAGACGGCACAATCACTCAATACTTTGATGATGGCTCTTCTATCACCTACGACGCAGACGGTGAAGTTGTTGATGTAACCGAATCAACAGATGAGGCTGAGTCTACATTTACGCCTCGCAGTGTGTCTGCGCGTGATCCCAACTATTCAGATACAACTGAAGAAATTCAAGATTTCCAAAATGTTGGTTACAACTTCGGTGAGTCAGACGACCCCACAATGACGGGTTACACATTGACTGGAAATCGTAATCCAGTAGGTAACACTTACAGTAACGAGGGCCGAGGCACAGGATTAGATTTCACACCAGAAGGATTCCCTGAAGGGTTTGTTTCTAACGGTGACGGCACCGCTACTTATGTGGACGACGACGGTAGTACAGTAACCATTGATGCTGACAACAACATCGTGTTTGTGACTGACGCAAACGGTGAGGTTGTTGCGCAGAACAACGAGCCAGTTACAACTGGCGGTTTGACTCAAGCAGGTCAAGGCAACCGCCAATACTTCGATGATGGCTCTAGCATCGAGACATTTGATGACGGCTCAACCGTGACATATGACTCTGACGGCAATGTGTTCAGGGCTACTGACGCATACGAAACAACATACGACGATGAAGGCAACGCTATCGTGACTGATGGCTTTGGCAACATTGTGAATGTCTACGACCCTCAAGGTAATGTGATTCCTTTGGGTGGTGGTCGAGTTACTGGCCCCACGCAAGTAACGGGTGCTGGTGGTACGGGTGCGGTTGGTATCGATAACGAAACGCCCATTCAGCGAAGAATTCAAGAGCAACAAGAAGAAAGAAGCACCAAGAGCGCAATTGATAATCTGCTTGCAGGTCTGAACACCTACGGTGGCGCAGGTGCGGCTGGCGCTGTTCTTGGTGCCTTGCTAAGTGACTCCGACCTGTTTGGCGGTGGTGGCGGTGGAGGCTCTAATTTTGATATGACTGGCGTTGGCTCAATCGATCCACGCACTACAGACTTTGGCATTGGCCCAGCACGCTATGTCGGTTACGACGAGTACGGTACGCCAGAGCAGATGCCTGAACTCTATGGTCAAGAGTTGTATCAGAACTTGAACGCCCCCGGCTTCAATGAGGTGAACGCTGGCGACTACGCACGCTATGACGCTCAAGACTCTGGTCTTGATCAGTTCATGGAAGGTGACGCCGAAGACCAAGCAATGGCCGATGAGGGCCAAGGTATGGCCGCTGGTGGTCAGCCACAAGGCGGCTTGGGCCAGACATCGCCCCAGACTTACTACACCTTTGGCACACCTGTTGACCCCTTGCAGAACTTGCGCAATCCAGCGCCGTTCCAGCAACAGCCACAGCAACCACAGATGCAACCTCAGATGCCCCCACAGGCCGCTCAGAACGCACAACAGATGCCTCCACAGCAGGCACTGCCCCAGATGGGTATGGCTCCAACACAGCCCTCTATCCCTCAAGGCATTCCACCCGCTGGCGTAGGCATGAAGAGCGGTGGCCTGCCTGCTTGGTCAAATGTGCCAATCACTCAAGGCCGCTTAAACTTCCGCCAAGGCGCGGCGGTACACGGCGCAGGTGACGGCCAGTCTGACGACATCCCAGCAATGTTGGCTGACGGCGAGTATGTGATTGACGCTGAGACTGTGGCCCAGATCGGCAACGGCTCTACAAAAGCAGGCGCACAGGCTCTGGACAAATTCAGGGAAAATATCAGAAGGCACAAGCGTTCTGCGCCCGTGAACAAAATTCCGCCCAAGACTAAGGCGCTTACTTCCTACTTGAAAGGAGCCAGATAATGGCTGGACTGTTTCAGGGTGATCCCCTACCAGATGTAACGACGACGACGCAGACGCAAGCGACTGCGCCAGAGTTCTATACCAATTACCTTCAAGACATTGCTAACCTTGGTCAGAACGCCGTCCAGCAGGGCGGTGTGGCTGGCTTCAGTCCACTGCAACAACAAGCCTTCCAGATGGTGCCTGATGTAGCATTCTCTGGCGCTGGCTCGATGGGCGCGGCATCCCAGTTGATGGGTCAGGCTGGCGCGACCACCATGCCTGATGTGGTGGCCGACTACATGAACCCCTACACCCGTGGCGTGGTGGATGAGATGGGTCGCCTGCAACAGCGAAGCATTCAAGAAAACATCCTGCCAAACCTTGGCGCGGCGGCGGCTGGTTCTGGTCAGTTTGGCTCACGCCGTCAGGCACAAGTCACTGGCAACTCTTTGCGTGACCTTCAGTCTGATTTGCTGGGTAAGCAAATGCAAGCCCTCCAGTCTGGTTACACAGAGGCTGGCAAGTTTGCACAGCAAGACTTGACTCGCACCCTACAGGCTGGTCAGGGTTTTGAAAACTTAGGACAAGCACAACAAGGTTTGGGTTTGTCTGGCCTCAAGGCCATGAGCGAGTACGGCGGTCAGCAACAGGCGCTCGGCCAGAAGATGCTTGACTACCCAATGGCGCAAGCGCAAGCGTTCTCTCAGTTGATGAAGCAGTACCAAGTCCCCGGTGGCTCGATTGAACAAAAAACTGGCCCACAGGCTGGCGCATACTCCAACAGCCCTCTGTCTCAAATTGCTGGCCTATTAACTGGCCTTGGCGCGTTTATGAAAAAAGACGGCGGCGCGGTAATGATGAAGAACGGCGGCAAGGCCCAACGATCAAAAGCCCATGCTTATTTGGCACGCGGCGGTACAGTAAAAATGGCGAGGTAATAAATGGCAACAGCACCACAATCACAGGGTGGGTTGGGAGCAATGGCCCCCGTAAGACCTCCTGCACCTAATGCACAGCCTGCCCAGCCACCCAATCCTGCGCAGGCCGCACAACGCATCTCTGGCTTAGAGCAAGAGACCCCTGCTGAAGAAGACTTCATGGCGCGTGCTTTGCGCAACAAGCGTGCGCAGGAAGAGGCTTTGAATTCACAAATTGAAGCGTTGAAAAACAGTCTTGACT